CGGACGGCTACAGGCATTAAAAGAAATGCAGCGGCGCGGCGAGAAAATCCCCGCATTGCCCGTTGTATACATAGACTGCGACAACGAAGAAGCAGCCAAAAATCTATTACTACGCATTTGCAGCACATACGGCGAAATGACCGCCGAGAGCGTGAAGGATTTTTTAGGCGGGCTGGAAATCAACCTAGAGGAAATCAAATTGCCCGACGGCTTGCTGGATTTGTCGGCTGTATTGCAGGACGATGACACGAAGAACGACGACGACGCGCCAGCCACAAGAGAAGATGAACCAGCGCATAGCAAGGCGGGCGAAATATACGAACTCGGCGAACATCGGCTTATATGCGGCGACAGCACTGACGGCGCAACGCTCGCGCGGCTTATGGGGGAGGCAAAAGTGGATTTGATATTGACAGACCCGCCCTATAATGTAGATTACACGGGAAAAACAAAAGAAAGCCTTAAAATAGACAACGACAAAAAGAGCGACGCGGGCTTTAAGCAATTTCTTACAACGGCATACAAAGCGATGTTTAGCGTGGCGAAAGCGGGCGCGGCTTATTATATTTTCTACGCACAAAGAAACAGCGACACATTTATAAATGCGCTCAAAGAAGCTGGCTATAAACCGCACCAATATTTAGTTTGGGTAAAGAATGGTTTTACGCTATCGCACAACGATTACAAGTGGAAGCATGAGCCGATTATGTACGGCTGGAAAGACGGCGGAAGTCATAGCTTTTACGGGGCGTTGAACGAATCAACCGCGATAGACCAGCGAAAAGACCCTGACAAAATGAGCAAACAGGAACTCATACAGGAATTAAAGCGGATAGAGAGAGCAACCCCGCAAGATGTGATTTACGAAAAGAAACCGCCGAGAAATGCGGAACATCCGACAATGAAACCCGTTGAGATTTTGGCGCGGTTCATAAAGAACAGCACAAAAAGCGAAGATATTGTTTTAGACCCGTTCGGGGGAAGCGGCTCGACACTGATAGCGGCGGCAAAGACAGGGCGCATAGCTAGACTATGCGAGATTGACCCGCATTATTGCGATGTAATCAGAAAACGCTGGACGGCATGGGCAAAAGAAAACGGCTACACAGTCGGCATGGGCGGGCTTGAATAAGTGAATAATTGGGAATATTGGGAATGGGTAGGCGATTTACACAGGAGCAGGTTTTAGACGCAATAAAGAATAGCGGCGCAATTGTTACGGTGATAGCGGCGCGGCTTGATTGTGCATGGTCTACCGCCGAATCGTATGTAAAAAAATGGGATAAGACCCGCCAAGCGTTCAGCGATGAAACCGAACAAATTAAAGATGTAGCAGAATCAACGCTAATAAACAGCATTAGGCAGGGCGACACGACGAGCGCAAAATGGTATCTGGGTAAAAAAGCAAAAGATAGGGGCTATGGTGATGAAATCACAGCCCAGCAGACAGCAGACAGTGCAGAGGATAACGAACTGACAATCGAAATAGTGGACGGCGATGATGAGGATTAAATCAGACACGATATTTGCAAAGAAATACAACAAGATTTTCCGCTGGATAATGAAGCACGAATACACCGAGTACACGCTGACAGGCGGGCGCGGCTCGTGCAAATCCTCGTTCATATCGATTTGCATAGTCATTCTGATTGTGATGTTCCCGCAGTTCAACGCGCTGATTATCCGGAAGAATGCGAACACACTAAGAACAAGCGTATATGAACAAATTATATGGGCGATTGAGAAGCTGGGACTTCGCGGACGCTTCAAGATACCGAAATCAGAGACAAGCGCATTGCCGATTGTCTACAACCGGAAGAACGGCGTAAAGCAGTACATCATCTTCCGGGGCTGCGACAACCCGGAAAAGATAAAATCAATCAAGATTGCACAGGGCTATTTTGGCATAATCTGGTTCGAGGAAAAAACGGAATTCACGCCAAGCGAAATACAGAATGTCAAAATTTCCGCAATGCGCGGCGGACAACCCGCCGAGCGCGACACGGCACTGGTGCAACACCGATGCACGCACACCGAAGAAAGACCGCATCGTTTTTCACACCACATATCTGGACATACCGCGAGAATGGCTCGGAGAGGCGATTCTGAACGAAATCGAGCACACGAGGGAGACAAACGAGCGCGCATACAGGAACATTTTCCTAGGCGAGCCGACAGGAACAGGGCTGAACATCTTCGAGAACATCGAGCTGCGCGAAATTACCGGCGGGGAAATAGCGGCGTTCGATTTTTTCTACAGCGGCATAGACTGGGGATATTACCCCGACCCTTTCGCCTTTTCAGTATCATCATACGACGCGAGCAAGCAGACGCTTTATATTTTCGATGAGATGTATCTGAACAAGCGCGGAAACTATGAGGCGTTCCAGGACCTGGCAAAGCACATGGAAGCAATGGGAATGAGCATTTCGGCGGACAGAATAACAGCGGACAGCGCAGAGCCAAAGAGCGTGGCGGACTTCAGAAGCTGGGGCGGAAACGTGCGGGGCGCGGTTAAGGGAATCGGAAGCCGGGACGCGAGCTTCAAGTGGCTACAGGGATTAAGGCGGATTGTGGTAGACCCGGAAAGATGCCCTAGAATCGCAGACGAATTCACGCTGTACGAGCATGAGATAGACAAACGCACGGGCGAGGTTTTGAGCGGCTACCCGGACGGACAGCCCGACCACGGAATAGACAGCGTGCGCTACGCGCTTGAGGAGATATGGCGGCACGCGGGCGAGTAAATGACTATAACAGCGAGGACATAAAATGATTGGGAAAATAAGGGGCTTTTTTATGAACATTCTGGGACTGTTTCACAACTATTCACTAAAGGAAATCACGGGCATTGACACCAGCCTTTCAAGCGAGATGTACAACGCCATTGAATTGTGGGCGGACATGGCGAGCGGCAACGCGCCGTGGAATGACAAAGCCCCGCCGTGCGGAGTATTGGAGCAGATAGCGGGACGGCTCTCAATGCTCGTTTCCCGCGAAATCGGACTGGAAGTAAAGAACGAAGCGATAAAAGCCGCAATGGAGCACATCGACAGGAATGTAGACAAGATTGTTGACTACATCGCCCTAACCGGCGGCTGCATTATTCGCCCGATTTACGCAAACGGCAAACTACAGCATGAAACACTGCCGCTGGGCAACTATCTGCCGGTTTCATACGACTTTGACGGAACGATTACAGGCGCATTGATTTTGAAGCAGATACAGAACGGCTCGAAGAAATGGCTCTTGACCGAAAAGCACACATACGAGAACAAGACGCACACGGTGGAATGCTCGTTGTACAGGAACGAGGGCGGCGCATTGCGAAAGGCGGATTTAAGCGACTGCCCGCAGACAGCGGAGATAACGCCGTTCTACGCATGGCAGAATGTGGCGTTCCCGATGATTGTGGAATTCAGAAACCACGCCGTGAACAAGATTGACGGCTCAAATGTTCCCGTTCCCGTAATCGCAGGGGCGGAAGATTTGATAAAGGACGCAGACGAACAGTTCGAGCGCATGAACTGGGAGCAGAAAGGCGGCGAGATGAGAATATTTGCCGACCGCGATATGTTCCAAAAGCGGCAGAAGCGGAACGGCGAAACAACAGGCGTAAAAATGACACCCGAGCTTAACCGTCTTTTAGTACAGGTAGAGGGCGACGGAAGCGCGGAGGGAAAGAAAATCACAGAGCACGCCCCGGCACTGCGCACAGCCGCACAGAACGAGATGTTCCAGCAGATACTGCGCCGCATTGAACTGGCCTGCAACTTAGGAAAAGGAACAATAAGCGACATGGAGAGCGTGCAGCAGACGGCGACACAATACAGCGGCGGAAGAAGCGAGCTCTACGCAATCGTTGACAAAATCGAGGACGAAATAGAAACCAAATACCACCAGACGGCGGCGGTACTGGCGCATATTGCGGCGGCCTACGGAATCGGAACGAACAATGCGGAAATCAATGTTACCTGGAACAACGACGCGACCCGCAAGGACGAAACGGCGGCTAAACAAATGGCATTGCAGGAAATCAGCGCGGGTGTAAAAAACAAATGGGAATACCGCAAGGACTTCTACGGCGAGGATGAGGCGCAGGCAAAGGCGAACACTCCGGAAGAAGCCATATCCGCAGACCCCTTTAATTTTGGAGCGTAAAAAATGCTGTCTCCCCGCTATCTGGACGGACTTTCAGACGAAATCACGGAAATCTACTCGCAGCTTGAGACCGACATACTGCAGGACATGGCGCGCAGGCTTTCACGGCTAGGAAAGGTGACGGACGCGACAAAATGGCAGGCGCAGATGCTTGCGGAGGCAGGCGGACTTAAAAAGAACATCGGGCGGATTCTCGCGAAATACGACAAGGAAATCGTAAGGCAGATTGAGGAGACATTCACGGACGCGCTGGAATCAAACGCAAGGAACGACAACCGGATATTCAAGGCGGCGACCGGGCGCACTGTTTCCGCGCCGAACGCGCAGGCAATGCTCTCGACAATCCAGAAATGCCACAGCGATTTATCGCGGCTCACGCTCACCACGGCGGCGACAACGGAAACGCAGTTCGTCCAGCAGGCAAACCGCGTTTACATGAATGTACAGAGTGGCGCGTTCGACTACGACACGGCGATGAAAACCGCGGCGGACGAGCTTAGCAAGAGAGGGATAACGGCAGTCCAGTACGAGAACGGAAAGCCTGTGGCGCGCACGATTGAATCAGCCGTAAGAATGAACATCCTGACAAGCATAAACCAGACGGCGGCGAACCAGACATTAAACAACGCGGAGGAGCTGGGCGTTGAGAAATTTGAAGTGTCGGCGCACACAGGGGCAAGACCAGAGCACGAGGCGTGGCAGGGAAAGATTTTCACGAGGAAGGAGCTTTACAGCGTATGCGGGCTTGGAAGCGTTTCGGGGCTGTGCGGAATAAACTGCCGCCACTCGTTCTACCCCTACTTCGACGGCATGGAAAAGCACTACACGCAGAAAGACCTTGACGAAATGGCGGACGAGAAAGTGGAGTTCAACGGAAAGCAGATGACGCGCTACGAGGGCGAGCAGAAACTAAGGCAGATTGAGCGGAACATAAGACAGTACAAGCGCAAGGCTCTGACACAGGAAGCGGCGGGCGTGGACAACACCGAGGCACGGCGGAAGCTCGGCGAATGGCAGGCTAAGGCAAGGGACTTCACCAAGCAGACAGGAATAGCAAGGGATAGGGCAAGGGAATACGTAGGAACAGGCGGAAAACAGCCGGCAGGATTAAAGCCATTGGCAAAGCCTGCAACAGCCCCGAAACCGACTACAATACAGCCAAAACCAGCGGCAGAAGAAACATTGACACAAAAGGCAACAGAGGCACTGATAGACAGCCCAAAGACTGCGGCACGGACAACGCTAGAAAACCTCGGCGTAGAAGCAAGGAAGGTAAAGGCATTTGAAAAGCCATTGCCACAAGATGAAATCATAAAACGCATTGCAGGCGGAGACAAAACAAAAGGCGGGAGCTGCTCATCAGTGGCACTTGCTTACGTAGCAAACAAAGCGGGATTTGATGTATTGGACTTTAGGGACGGAGCAAGCAAGAAGATATTCTCACGGGATAGCACTATCAAGGAAATTGCAAACCTCAACGGAGTAAAAAGCGTTATCGCAGATGAATTCAACGATTTTAAAGCGGCACATTGGCTTATGAGCCAAATGGAAGCGGGCAAAGAATATGAACTGGCGGTAGGAAAACACGCGGCAATTGTTCATAAGCTAAGCAACGGCACATTTGAATATCTTGAGCTGCAATCAGCCGTAAAAAACGGATTCAAGCCATTTGATAAATACACCTTGAAACACCGCTTCGGTTGCCAACAAAGCCATACAAGATATAAAATGAAATACAAGATTCTGAATTGCATGATTGATATTGAATCATTGGGAAAAAGCAAAGAATTCATTGAGCTGATGAAGTATATAAACACCAGCGAATACGCACAAATGAAAGGAATCGGAGGCTACGCAAAATGACAGATGATGATTTTTACAAGGACGGATACGAGGACTGGCACAAAAACGAAAAAAGCGATGTGATATGGTGGACTGCTCCCCTAGAACAGAAAGGCAACATTTTATTCTCATTTGACAAAAAGACAGTATTTGACTTCTACAGCGACTACCCCGACAAGCTGACCGCCGAGCAGATAAGGATATTCAAGAAGGAAAATCCCGTTTTAGCCGAACTGAAGCCAACAGAAGAATAAAAAAAATCCGCCCATGCGGAAACACAGGCGGACTTTTGAAGATGCCAACAATATTCAGCAACCCTAGACAAGTCTAATACTACGCCATTTCACTAAAAAAGTCTATATGCCGACGCACGATAACTGAAAAACAGCCCCACAGACGCGCTAGAACCAAGTTTAAAACTTCTTTCTAGCACAATCCGACAAATTACCCGACCGAAGCGAAAACGGCGCATTATACGCGATATTTCAGCCCTGCACCATTGCGGGGCTTTTATTTTTGCCCGAATGACTATAAGGGCATGAGAATAATATCAGACGAACTACACGCAAGGCTCGTGAGGGAACTTGCAAAAAATGAAACCGTGGCTGTATTCCAGCAGCTGCTGCTCGCACCGAAGCAGGAAGAAACGGAAGCGGAAGAAACGGCGGAAAAGGCAGATGAACAAGGGGGCGAAAAATGACATACGGAAGAGTAACGCCGAGGGCAAGGCAGGGAACAACAGGAATAAGCACAGAAACCGACATCGGAGCGAATGAGGGCGCATGGATAAGCCCGCCCGACAGAGTGGCGGCGGTAACTGTCGCCGTGCATATTCCCGCCGGAGAATCCGCAACTTTTGTAATTGAAACATCATGCAACAGAGCGGACACAATCGGCGAAAACGGAACAGGCGGTTATTGGGACAATCCGTTCGGGGACGGCGAGATTCTTTCAGAAAATACCGTCGTTATGATTGCGAACGCAGTTACGGGCGTGCGTGTCCGCTGCCTTACCGCCAGCAGCACAATCAACGTCTGTTTCGTGGGGTAGCCTATGAAGTATTACGGCCTAATCATGCCGTCAGTGTTTCCGACGGGCGTATTTATCCAGAGCGTCGAGCAAACAGGCAGCTCCGACGAATCAGAGGGAATCAACACACTAACCGTTACGCTCACAAACCAGCAGATTGCGCAGTTTCAGGTAAAAAACGGCAAGACAGGAACGGGCGCAACCGTAGAAACAGCGGGAATGTTCGGATTTTACATTGACGAAACCACAGGGAACCTGACGCTCTCATACAGCGGAGACAGCGCGCCGGATCTTGCGGTGAACGGAAACGGCGAGCTTGTTTATACATACGAGGAGGCTTAAAAAATGGGAACAGTAAACTTAGGACAGGTTGCCGCCCTTATTCAGAGCGTAAGCGCGGAGGCACTGGCGGAGGGGGCGGCACCGACCGCGAGAAACGAGGGAACAAAAGCAAACGCGCAGCTAGTGTTCGGAATTCCGGCAGCAACGGCATTGACACATAATATACCACGCTTAGTGCCTAAAGATATTACATCATATATTACCGACGGCACATTCTGGAAGCGTTTAGCAGGCACAGACGGCTACGCGCTTTTTGAGGATATTTATGCCGGCGATTATTTCAAGATGAGCCGCGCCATATCAGCATACGAGCGCACAGGACAGTATCAAGCTACAGGCTCGCAGTATGTAACCATTGCGGGACTTGATACCATGATGGGCAACGGCGACCAAGGCGACGGAATTACATATCATCATGCCGTCATGGTCGCAGGGCAAGGGTTCGGCGGCACGCAGCACTTCGGACGGAGCCGGATGAACGCGACAAACGGCACAACAGGCGGATACAAGGCAAGCGAAATGAATACGCTTGTCCTGGGCGCACCGACAAGCGAAGGAAGCACGGCGGAAACCGCGACAATCAACCAGCAGCTCTACGCGGAGTTCGGCTCTCATCTGAAAACCACCCGCGAACTGGTGTCAAACGCAATCAATGCGACAGGCTACAACAGATTCGGAAGCGCGACGGGCTGCGCCAGCGGCTGGGAATGGATAAGCGCACAGGCTGTTTTGATGAGCGAGGTCGAAGCCTACGGCTCTACAGTATGGAGCAGTTCGGGCTATGACACAGGGAACGCAAACAGGCAGCTCCCGCTTTTCGCTTTCAGCAAGCAGGCGCAAAACAACCGTTCGGCGTATTGGTGGCTGAAAGACATTGCGTCCGCCGCTAATTTCTGCTATGCCGACTGCTATGGCCTTAGCTGCTACAGCTACGCGAGCAATGCGCGCCATTATGTCCGCCCCCGCTTCATCTTAGGGGCATAGCCCCGCAATCCGCTAATCTCCGCCCCGTGCGGGCGGGATAGCGGAAAAATGACTATAAGGTAAAAAGGGTTTATAAAATGAGTGTTCTGAAAAACTTGCAGAATCTAAGCGATTTAGAGTTTTACAAATGCGCCGAAAAATTGCAGGACGACATCACGGATTTTGCGCTGCGCAACTTCGGATTAAAGCGAAGCCCGCGAAGCGTAAATCAGATAATCAAAGATATTGAGGAGACCGACCAAGAGACCATAAACGGGATTTTTGCGAAGTACGGCAAGAAGCCGAATCAAGGTTTTAACAGCGAGTTTCCCGAATGGTTCATCGAAAACCGCAAGCTGCATTTAATCGCATTTACAGACACCCTGATTGAAAACATCATAGCCGCCAATATCATACACCCCGTAACAATCGAGGAATGCAACCAGCGGCGATGTTTGCAAGACGCGGCAATCGGCGTTTGCGGCAATCTCTACCGAGAGTTTCAATATCTAAAACGCCATCTGCCTATAAATCTAAATTGGATTGCGGGCACTATTGCACTAATCCAATACGAGGAAAAATTATTGAAAGGCTGGCGACAATCAGACAATAAAATCCGCAGCAAAATACAGAATAAACAAGGGTAAGATTTGTTATTGCGTCCGCCGCTTATTTCTGCTATGCCGACAACAATGGCAATAGCAACTACAACAACGCGAGCAATGCGAACAATTATGTCCGCCCCCGATTTGAATGGCGCACAGCGTATTTTCAGACAAGTGCGTTCAACGAAGGAAATCTTATCCAGTGCCGTAACAAGCCGAACAAAACGGGCGACGCGGTTTGATAAGTCAACACCGCTGCACGCGCCCGTTAATTTTTTATATTCAGGATTTTTGAAAATGGGTACATTGTACAAAAGGCTGCTAAATCTGAACAACCTGCACGAAGCATACATCAAGAGCAAAAGCGGCGTTGAGTGGAAAGAATCAGTTCAAAAATACGGAATCTATGAGCTGGCACACATTCAGGAATTGAGCAAAGCCCTTAAATATCACACCTACAGGCAGAAGCCATTTTATGAGTTTGACATCAACGAACGCGGGAAGCAGCGGCACATTAAAAGCCTGCACATCAGCGACCGCGTGCTCCAGCGCGCACTATGCGACCAAATATTAACGCCCGAATTGCAAAAGTATTTAATTTATGACAACGGCGCAAGCGTAAAAGGCAAAGGGATAGAATTCTCCCGCCGACGGCTAAAAATCCATTTGACACGATATTATAAAAAGCACGGGCGCGACGGCTATATATTGCTGATTGATTTTTCAAAATACTTTGACAATATCCGCCATGACAAGCTATTAGAAATGATAGCGGGGAAAATCAACGATGAAGAGGTTATCGCACTATTACGGCATTTAATCATGACATTTGACACAGCGGGAAACACAGGACGTTCCGTAGGAATCGGCAGCCAAATATCGCAGATTGCAGGGATTTTCTACCCGGCCCGCATTGATAATTATTGCAAGATAGTCCGCAGCGTAAAATATTACGGCCGATACATGGACGATACATATATCATACATAACGACAAGCAATATCTGCGCGACCTATTGCACGACATACAGCAGATTTGCGATGAATTAGGAATCATCATAAACAAGAAGAAAACGCAGATTGTAAAACTATCAAACGGTTTCACATTCCTGAAAATGCGCTATTTAATCACGGACACGGGCAAAATTATTGTAATTCCATGCAAGGCCGGCATAACACGCGAGCGGCGGAAACTACGGAAATTAAAAAGATTTGCGCTTGCGGGGCGCATAACGCCCGCAGAAATCCGCGGGCAATACAAAAGCTGGCGCGGGAATCTAATCAAATACAACGCATATAAAAGCATCCGCTCAACGGACGCATTATATAAATCACTATTCGGGGGTAAACATGGAAACGAAGAAAAAGGGATTAACTGAAACCGAGCGCGACGCGATAGAATCACAAATCCGCACGCTCACCTCAAAGCTCGACGCGCCTACGAGTGACATAGGCGACTGGAAAATCATCAAGATTTACGAAGCACGGCTTAGCGGCGAAAGCGAACCGTACAATTACGAGGAATTAAAGGCGGCACGGCAGGCAGTGCGCGACGAAATCAACGCGCTACAGGCACAGCTGGCCGAATCCAGCGAGGGGGAATAATGCAAAAAGGGATTGTATTATCACAGGCGGACATCAAAAAGATTATCGCCGAGCATTTCAAAGTAAGCGAGGATAAAGTTGTTCCAACACGCTATAGTTTTATAGTGCTGGAAGAAGAGGACGACGGAAAACCGCATATTAAATAAAACATACGCCCCGTAATTTTGCGGGGCTTTTTTATGCGTAAAATGACTATAGCAGTATGGCAAATGACGGCGAAGTAAACATAGGAACGAAAGTAGACGAAAGCGGGCTAGATAAAGGCTTGCGGAGCGTCAAAAACAAAGTAAACACCACATCAAAAGACTTAGGCAAAGGCGCGAAAGCTGTAAACGGATTAAAAACCGCTTTCAACGAAACAGGCGGAGCGGCAGCGGGATTCGCCAGCAAAATGCAGGGCGTAGCCACCAGCGGCGGAGCAGTCGGAGTTGGAATCACGACGGCGGTATTGGCGGCGAAAAAGTACATCGAGACGCTCAAAGAAGCGAACGAAGCCTACAAGGTGCAGGAAAAAGCGGAAAGCGCGCTGCAGAAAGCCGCGGAAAACAATCCGTATCTTAACCGCGAGAGCGTCCAGCGTCTAAAAGACTACGCAAGTGAAATCCAAAGCGCAAGCAACTTCGGCGACGAGGGAACAATAGACGTAATGGCACAGCTTGCCGCCTCGGGGCGAAGTGAAAGCGAGATAATGAAGCTGGTTGCCGCCGCCGCGGACTATGCCGCCGCAAAGCACATAAGCCTTGAGAGCGCGGTCCAGAACCTTAACAAATCATACGGCGGGCTTGCCGGAGAATTGGGCGAGCTTTTCCCGGAAGTAAAAGCATTGACGGCGGAACAATTGAAGAACGGCGAGGCAGTAGACATAATCGCGCAGAAATACAAGGGATTTGCAAAGGAGGCGGCGGACAGCGGCACACAGGCAAAGAACGCATTCGGCGACTTCATGGAATCCATAGGAAGAATCGCGAATCCGGCATTTGAGGCGGTAAACAGAATCGCAAAATCATTCTGGGAAACCATGACAAGCGGCATGACAAACTTCAACAACGCATTGGAAACCGCGAGCCGGAAGTGGGGAATCGGAGGAACAAAACGGAGCGTTGACGAGGGAGTCAATTTAATAAACACAGAATTTAAGGACACCCAGACCGGAAAAATGCGCGGAGCGGAGGAAGTCCAGACCAAAGAATACCTTGAATGGCTGAAACAGGAACTTGAAATCCGCAAGGAGATAAACGGAGAACTTACAGGAGAAGAGACACAGGCGCTGATTCTGATTACATCCGAAATCAGAAAACGCAACGAGATTGAAAAGACGGCAAAGGCGGAGGAGGAAGCGGCGCAGAAGAAAACTGCGGCAGAAGCGAAAACCAAGGAAGCGCAGAAAACGGCGGACGACTACGCAAAGGCCAGCAACAAAAAACTACAGGAAAGCCTTTATGCTCTGGAAGTCGAGGCGAAGGCAAAAGGGCAAGCGGTAAGCGCGCAAGACAAATACAATGTCTATCTGCAATCGTACATTGATTTAATGACCAAGACAGAGGGGGCAATCAAAGAGGGCTACCCCGTAGAACAGAAACGCCTTGAGCAACTAAAGGAAGCGAAAAAAGCGGTTGACGAGGCAACGGACGCAGAGCAGAAACTAGCCGCCGCAATCCAGTACACGCAGGCGGCAACAGACGCACTGAACAGCGGAACAAAGAGACTTACGCCGGCGGGGGAACTGGATGCGGAAATAAAGCAGCTTGACGACATCAAGGCGAAAATAGAGGGCATGAGCGACGCGGAAGTATTGGCGGCGCAGGAGGGGGCGGACGAACAGCTTACAAAATCCGAACTTATAGCTGGACTGAACGAGGCGGAAAAACAGGCGACACTTGCGAAAGTAGAGGCAATCACCGCGACAGAAGAAAGCTGGTGGGATAAATACGCAAACCAGCAAGCGCAGCTTCTTGAGATGAAAAAGGCCATAGATGAAAGCGAGGTTTTGAGCGAAGAGGAAAAAATCGAGGCATTAAAAGCCCTTGATGAAGAGTACAGCAAAAGCCGGAAGCAGCAGTTCGCGGAACTGGCAACACAGATTAAAGGCTACGCCGACCAGGCGGTGGACATTATGAACCAGGCCTCCAATCTCATGCTTGAGACCTCCAAAAACGAAGCGGCGGCGGAACAGGCGGAGCTTGAGACAAAATACCGCAAGGGCGAAATCAGCGAAGAGGAATACAATAAGAAAGTCGCCGAATCGAAAAAGAAAGCGGCAAAAGAGCAGTACAAAATCCAGATGTGGCAGTGGGGCGCAAGCATACTACAGGCGACGGCGAACATAGCGCAGGGTGTCTCCATGGCAATCGCACAGGGCGGCATTGCCGGATTGATAACAGGCGCGCTTGTGGGAGCGGCGGGAGCGGTGCAGATTGC